GACAGGGTAGCACCCGTGCGCACGACATACTGGTTCGGAAGCCATATGTTCCGGGGAGGTCGCTAATCCTCCACGCGCCCTTTCGGGCAGCTTAACCTTTCGGCTAAGAGCAGGTCATCTCATGAACTGAGTTACTTCAGTCCCAACGCGCTTCCCCCCGCTTGGGGGTACGGGCTTGCGCCCTGACCGTCACACGTTCTTTGAATGAGGGCAAATTCCGTTGTTCCGCATTTTCCCAGTCTGGCAGTTCATGCACAAAATCTGAAAACCGGATGGAAAGCCTTGGCGCTTCAGCCACACGTACATGCTGTAACCGCCGTTGACTTTTGGAATTTCCTTTCGGTGCAAGTGTCCGTCATTATTGATGTGATCAATTGACAGAAACATCTTTTCGGTTTCACCGCAGCATTTGCAAATCGGCCCGCCATAAGCGGCATAAGTTTCGGATTTGAGATTGGCCATACGAACGTCTTTCTTGGCCTTTATGTCAGCCTTGTAGGCTGCAATCTCATCGTCCGTCATTCTGGCAAATCGCCGTTCGTCACTTATCTTTTGATAAATGCGATGCTTCTCCTGCAAAGCTTTAATCTGTTCAGGAGTTCCGGCCTTTTTAACACGCACCCAATACGAAGGTGGATTGGTGCGCTCACGCCAGTCTTTCGTTTTTGCTGCGCTGCAAGCCTTACAAAGCCAAGGCTTGGTGATTACCATTTTGTCGCGCGGTTTTTGTTCACCGCATCTCTTGCACGTATTCAAAGCTTGCCATGTCATTCTCAGGCTGTGATACTCTGAATATCTCTACCTGAGACGCTTACGGTGTCCACCGAATTCACGTCGTTCTTCACAGCCGCATCACTGCGGCAGGCCGCCTAATTAACGGATTTTGAGGCTGTCACCGATGCGAGCACCGGACTTCGCAAACGAATCGTCATATTCCCTGACGATGTTACCAACGAAGTTCAACTTCTGGTGGAGCACCCTAAGGGCTTCACGCGTGACGGCTGTGGGCGTGAGGATCGTATTCGGCATGTGTGATTTCTTTCTTAGAGACGGGCCACTTCACAGTGGTCCCAGGGTTTCGATTGATTAGCGGTTGCGCTGCCGCTGCTTGGCAAGGCTGCTTTCCCGCCACTTCAGCCATTCATCGGCTGAGAGTTTATCGGGATTGCTTGGACCCGTTCGCGTCTTGCCCGTTGCCACTGTGGGAACAGGTTTCGCTTGTGGGGCCGCCTGCTTCAGTGAGGCGTTCTGCTTCCGCAGGGTTTCGTAGCCGATCCGTGCGAGGTTCAGCGTTTGGATCATCAGAGGGTGGGACGTATTCGAGAGTTCCTCGTTGGTAAATCCCAACTCCATGCCAAACTTGGTCAGATTTGCTCGCTTGTCGGCGTCAAATTTGCCATCCCAGCCAATGTCAGGCTTGGGACTGTTGAGATGCTGGACTGCACGCTCAAGGGAGATTGCACGTTCGTGTTCTACCTTGGAGTTCAGTTCGCTTCTGCGGCCCTCAACGTGGCCGGAAAGACGGTCGTGGAAGTCTTTCAACTGCGTGTATTCAGCCTGCATGACAGCATGCTGCTGCATGTCCTGCTGTGCCAGTGCGGCCCAATTAACGCCCTGGAACTGTTCGAGACGCTGGCGAACGGTGAGCAACTGCGCTTCCTCTTGGAAAAGCTGCTGCTTCGTTTCTGCTTCCCACTGCGTTGCTTGGCGTTCCACCTCTAGGGCTTTGCGCTGCTCGGCTAGGGCCTGCGTCTTCTGGGTATAGTCGGCCTGCATCATCATGCGGGCCTTGAGCTTCTCGGCAAGGGTCTTGGGAACCCTTATTGGGTCGCCGTCAATGTCGAGTTCCTCGTCATCTTCGAGGCCCTCACCGTCCGTGTCTGCTTCGTCTGCAAACTCGTCGGCAAGAGCCTCGTTCTCATCGACTTCCGGTGCCTCCGCTTCAGGTGCTTCGGCAATCAGATTAGTCGTGTCATCATTTTCCATCGGGAGTGCTTTCGCTTGCTCACAGGGACAGCACCGCTTCACAGCGGGGCATTCGGGGGTTATTCCCCGAATAGGGTTGCCTAGATAGGCGGATTGATAATCTTCAGGCCAAGTCGGCCCATCGCGACGAATGGCTCCTGAGCAGAACCATCAGACCGCGAAAGGACGCCCGTGATCTGCGCCAGCGTGTAAGGCAGACCAGCCTGCTGGCAGAAACCGTAGACCGCAGCAGCATCACCGGGATAGATGTCGGAAGCCACCCAGTCGCCGTCTTCGTCCAGCGTCCATGTCGTGGAAGGGGCGAGGGCGACGAACTCGGATGGGATGTAGCCGCTGCTGATGTAGTGCGTAACGGGCTCGTTGCCGGATGCCGAGAGCGGCGTAGTCCACATACCGACACCACCGGGGCCGAATGCGGCTGCGATGGCGCGGGCTGTCGGAGCGTCTGCGGCGGTGACGATGAGCGTTGAAAAGGTGTCGGCCATCAGTATGCTCCCGTCTTTCCGTTGACGGAGATCGGCCATTTTGCCTTCCTCCATGTATTGTCGCGCTGGATCGGCGGGCGTGTCAGTGCTTCATGAAGGCTTTCGCCCTTCTCTCGTCTTGACTTAACCGTCTTGGCTGAAATTCCAAACTGTCTGCACATTTCAGGAAACGTCATGCGCTTATCGTTTTTATCAAGCCGCACTAAACACTCTGCTATTGAAAGACCCTGCGCGATCCAGTAGTGCATACGGCGTGGGTGAATGCCTAACTCTTTAGCCCATTCCTCGCGGGTAAGACTGCGCCCATTGTGCATATAAGTGGCGCGCATTTCCCGCACTTCTGGACCAAGAGCAACAGCTTCTTCCAGCGACTTCTTTTGTGTCAGAACGCGGTTATGAAGAACTTTGGCGTCCCATCCCAAGTCTTCCGCAATTTCTACAAGACTGCGCTTCTCACCTTTCCAGTCGTATTTTGCTCGGCGTCTACGCGCCCTTTCAGAGTTTGCTTTCCTGACTTCATTTGTATGCTTTACGCCAATAGCAGAGCCAGCCGTCTGCGCTACATTAAACTGCGGTCTAAGACCGTCTATTAGTAGTTGCTCATAAAAAAGAACCAAGTCCTTTTCACATTGGACAAGAAGGGAAAATGAAAACGCATCCTCGCCGTATTTTGCCCACGCATTCTGAAGGTACCGATTGTGATGGTTCCCAGCGCGCAATTGAACTAGGTGCAGTGTCTTACGTCGCCGAAAATTGACGGCGCTGCCGATGTACTGGCGGCCAGACAGAACGTGCCGAATTTCATAAACTCCGCTCACGTTCATATCGTTATCCCCGTCTTTGCAGCCATCCACTTTTCCATAGCAGATATTTGCGCGTCGGTAGAGGCCGCTCCCCTGATTACCAGACCATAAATGCGTCCGTTGTAGGGGAGCGTGGTGCCGCCACGGCGACCGATGTAGAGCGGCCAGTTGCCGAAATTGCCTGTCCCTGCGCCAGTGCCGCTGTCTATATTTGTTGCCTGATTGACCACACCATTAATGCGCGGCGTCAGTTTTGCGTTGAGGTTTGCTCCAGCCAAGTCGTACACGAGAGTGACTATGTTTGAGATTGGTGCCGTGTACGTGGCCGGAGTTGACTGCGCGTAGTTAGTTGCCGCAGAGTTTCCATGCAAACGGGTTTGCCATGCCGGGCTGCTTGGATTGAACAGAGCGAATGTTCCGTTGTTTGTATCAACGCTAGCGCTCAACTCGGCCACAGTTCCATATGCCGCATCACTCAGCTTCCTGACCCCAGCGAACACGCTCATCTTGTCCGTGGCGCTGAAGTCGATAGCAGACGTTGCCATACTATCGTCAGTGCCATCTGCGCTGAGATATAACGGGAAGCCAGAGGTGTCGTAGTCCGTAGCCGCTGCAACGCGCTGGTAGGCGGGGATGCCTACGCCGTCGTTGGTGACGCGGAGGTCTGCGCCCCAGATGTAGATGCCAGATGTTCCGTCGCCAGCGAAACCGCTTTCACTGTCAGTTGACTGCGCCTCAATCAGAATATTGCCAGTCGTTGCAGACGCGATAGAAAACGTCATTGTGCAAAGATAGAAGCCGTTCGGTGCTGCTGAAATAGTTGCCGTTCTCGTTCCTGATCCCGCAGTTCCAACAGTTCCATTCTGAAGGTTGAACACTTGCGAAAATGCGCCGACCGCGCTGGCAAATGAACGAATGCGGACGTAATTGTATCCAGCGGGCTTTGCGTAAACGACTAACGTGTACGATGTCGCTGCCCATGTGGTGCTCTGCTCAACACGATGGTTTGTGGCTGATGTATCTGGGGTAATTTTATCTGCTGTGACAGTACCGTCTGGGGCCGTAGTAGCGTTGACGATTGAACCGCTACCAAAAGCCAAAAGGTTCTGCTTCGTCCACGCCGCATTATCAAACTGCTCACTGTACGTCAGCAGGTTCACCCTAGCTGACAGCACGGGGCGGGAGGCGGAGGTGGCCTGAGAGGCGTGGTTGCCTGCAAGTTCACGGACGGAGATGTTTGTGATTGTGGCCTGACCAGCAGCGCCGCCCCACGGGGCAAAAGTCATAGTCCCAGTGGTTGCCCCCGGAATAAGAAGGGCTGAGTATGTTCCGTTTGCCGTTACTTGGTTCAGCGTACCGTTGCTAAGGCGAACGTAGAACGTATCTCCAGAAAGGTCAGATACCGTGAACGTGACGCGGTATGATTTAACAGTGCTTAAAGTGGTGGAAAGGGTAAAAGTTGCCTGACCTGTTGACGAACCGTTTCTGGTGACTGAGGTTGTGCCAACAGCCCATGTTCCGCTGCCCGCACCTACATATGGCGCAGGAACCAACTCAGCCCCCAGCGCCAGCCCCTTGCTCTTGTCGAGTATCAGGCCAACAGGCTGCTCAACCGCCGTGACAGGCGTGGTCCCTGCGCTGTCTTGGAACATCGTGCTGAAGTCGCTCGGGTCGTACCACGCGCCCTGCTCGCCCGCGCTGAACAGCGAGGACGGCGAAAACAGCGCCGTGCTACCCATCAATGCGGCAAACAGGACCGGATCAAACATCAGCTGCGTACCATTTCCAGTTCAACAGTGAACACTTCGGCACTTGCCGGGGTATACGCACCGCGAGCCTCAAGCAGGCCGAAGCAGCTTCCAATGTCATAGTTCAGTTCAGAACCAGACGATGGTGCACCAACGCCCTGTGCGCCGTCCGTAAATGCCTTG